TGCATCGCTGTGGCGATTCCCGGCGAGATGCATCCAATGGACTACCTGGAACTGATCGACACCGGCTACGCCGACCTGGCGCAGCAGTGGGACGACCAATACCGGAAGGCTCGCGCAGAAGCAGGCACCGGTAACACCAAAGAAATACTTGCTGCCTGGCGGCAGCTAGGCGCTTCCTAGGCGATCTAGGAACCGCAGACATTCCGCGAAGGAACACAAAATGGCCGACCAATCCACCGAAACCTCAACCGAGGCAACGCCGGTTGCCACCGAGACCGACGTCCAGCACGACGCTGACGCCCCTCTCGGAGACGCCGGTAAGAAAGCACTCGACGCCGAACGTCGACGCGCCAACACCGCAGAGAAGACCCTCAAGTCACTGCAGGCGCGTATCGACGAGATCGAGGCCGAGAAGCTGTCCAAGGAAGAGCGCGCCGTCAAGGAACGTGACGACGCTTTTGCAGAACTGACCGCCGCGAAGGCAGAGGTTCTGCGGTTCAGAATCGCCGCCAAGTTCGGGATCACCGATGAGGACGCAGAACTGTTCCTCACCGGCACCGACGAGGAGACGATCACCAAACAGGCTGAACGTCTGGCTGACCGCACCAAGTCGGCCGCCAAAGACGGCCTGCGCGTCCCGGTGGAGGGCCGCTCACCGAGTGTTCCCGCGCTCAACTCCGATGACCTGGAGAACGCGCTGAAACGCAAGCTCGGCATCAACCTCTAAACCCTTACAAAGAAAGGGGCCAGTAATGGCTCAGGACAACCCGACCCTTACCGGTCAGTTCGACGGCTTCTTGCGTCCGGAGATGGCGCAGCCGTACTTCGAGGAGGCGCGTAAGCGCTCCACCGTCATGCAGCTCGCCCGCCAGATTCCGCTGGGAATCAACGGGCAGGAGATCCCCTACACCACCTCCAAGGCTTCCGCCGCGTGGGTGTCGGAGGCCGGTCACAAGCCGACCACCGAGCGGGGCATCGGCCTGAAGAGCATCAAGCCGCACAAGATCGCCGCCATCAGCGTCGTCTCCGCTGAGGTCGTCCGCGCCAATCCGGGCGGCTACATGGAGCTGCTGAAGGGCGACATCGCCGAGGCGTTCGCCGTCGCGTTCGACGTGGCGGTGCTGCACGGCACCAACAGCCCGTTCGGCGCCTTCGTCGACGAGAGCGGCAAGTCCGTCGGTCTCGGTGCCGCGGATCAGTCCAAGGGCAGCGTCTACGCCGACGTCGTCGCCGGACTCGACCTGCTGGTTCAGGACGAGAAGCGCCTGACCGGCTTCGCGTTCGACAAGGTCGTCGAGCCGGTGTTCCTGTCCTCGACGGACACCACCGGCCGCCCGCTGTTCATCGACACCCCGCCGGTGGACACCGCGTCGGTCATCACCCCCGGCCGCCTCATCGGACGCCCGGCGTTCCTGGGCGACCAGATCAAGCAGGACCCGATCGTCGGCTACGGCGGCGACTGGAACCAGATCGTCTGGGGTGTCATCGGTGGCATCAGCTGGAAGGTCTCGACCGAAGCCAGCGTCACGCTGGGCGGTCAGCCCGTCTCGCTGTTCGAGCACAACTTGGTCGCGATCCTCGCTGAGGCCGAGTACGGCTGCTTGGTCAACGACCCGGAGGCGTTCGTCAAGTACACCGCGCCGCTGACCGGCGGTTCGCCCGATCCCGCCAAAGCCGCGAAGTAGGTAGGACGCCGAAGTGGCCTTAGCAACGCAGGCAGATGTCGAAAACGCCCTAGGGCGATTCCTCGCTGAGGGAGAAGACGTCTCAACGCTGCTCGAGGAAGCATCGGATTTGGCTGCCGCCTATCTAGGCGGATACCCGGACCCGGTGCCCCCCGCGGTTTCTCGCGCCGTGGCGACAATGGTCGTCGCCGTGCTCACGAAACCGGAGGCCACTACGGCGGACTACTCCGCCGGTGGATACAACGCCACCCGCCAACCGCTGACGATCAACGTCGGCAATGAGTCGGCCACCACTACAGGCCCATGGCTTACCAAAGCCATCAGAATTCGGTTGCGCCCCTTCCGGATGCGTCCCGCGCAACGCGCTTACAACATTGACACCCAAACACTTCCGGAGGTTCCCGATGGTGGCCAAGAAAGCCAACCCCAAAGCCCCAGCCCGAAAGGCCGCAGCGCCCAAAGCCGCAGCCCCCAAAGCAACTGCCTCACCCACTGCCTCGGTCGTGGAACCGACCCCGGCTGTGTCGGATTCTGCCCCTGCTGTTGAGGCAGCCCCGGCGGTGACCCAACCGGTGACCCGCTACGGGCAGTCATGGGACCGTGCTGAGCACAACCCGCCCGTGACTCCGTGGGAGCTGAAAGAGGTTCCCGCACCCGTCGAAGAGGTCATCGACCCCGGCACCGGTGAGGAAGAAGAAGTCCCCGTTCTGTATCCGCTGCTCGACAACCGGGTCGGTGGCGGTGGCGGTGACGGCACCGGAAGCGTGGGTCCCGCGGGGCCCCCAGGACCCATCGGGCCCGCCGGACCAGCTGGCATCGACGGCAAAGACGGCTCCAGCATGACCTACGTTGGCACCGTCATGCGGGTTGAGGACCTCCCCGCGACGGCAGCGCAGGGAGATGTTTTCTGGGTCGAAACCCCCAGCCCCACAACGGCATTTGTTTGGAATGCCGAAACAGCAGCCTTCGTAGCGGCGGGCCGAGTCCAGGGCGACAACGGAAACGACGGTCAACCCGGCGCCGTCGGCCCCGCGGGCCCCGCTGGCGCCGACGGCGCACCGGGAATTCAGGGGGCACCCGGACTCGGAATCACCTTCCGCGGCGGTGTGGATGTCGAGGCCGACTTGCCCGCCACCGCGGAGCAAGGTGACCTCTACGTCGTCGCCACACCCGAACCCGCGCATGGGTTTGTCTGGGACGCCGACGCCGCTGCGTGGGTGGACGCCGGTCCCGTACAGGGGCCTCAGGGCGTACCAGGCCAACCCGGCAAGGACGGCGCCGACAGCACCGTACCCGGACCGGCTGGCGCCGACGGTGCACCGGGCAAGGACGGCGCCGACAGCGTCGTACCCGGACCGGTCGGACCCGCAGGTCCCGCAGGCCCGACAGCCGTGTCGAAAGACGCCGGGAATACCGCGATCCTGGGGACTGACAACCTCGTCTTCGTCCCGGCTGCGACCGGCGGTGGTGGCAGCTACCTGCCTCTGTCGGGCGGCACCATGACCGGCACCATCACCCTGCCCTCCGGCAGTGTTGCGATGGCGGTCAACAACACCAACTACAACCTGCTCGGCGGTAGCGGCGGTGTCGCGTTCCGCAGCGGCACCTCCAACATCGTCAACCACACCTCATCCGAGGTCGTGGCCTACGTTCCGATCACCACCTCCGGCGGGGCGGTGGGTGTGCGGTTCGGCAGCGGTGGGCCGTCACTGTCCAAGTCGGGGACCAGTATTGCGTCCTCCGCACCGATCACCGTGGCGGCGGCACCTGCAGCCGACACCGAGCTCGCAAACAAAGCGTACGTGGACAGCAAGGCCGGGACCGGTGGTGGCGGCACCGCCTACACCCTGCCACCGGCCACCGCCAGCACCATCGGCGGTGTGAAGCCAGGTGCCGGTCTGACCGTCAAGGCGGACGGCACGCTGGATGGTGTCGCCAACCCTGTCGCGGGGTCCGTTGCGGGAATGTCGATCTGGACCGGCACCCAAGGCCAGTACGACGGGCTCACCAAGAACGCCACCACCGTCTACTTCATCACCGCTTAGGAGCAATTTGTGGCTATCAACGTAGGCCAAAGTGGTGGACTGCAACGCGCATACATTGGCGACCAGGAGGTGGTCCGCATCTACGCGGGTGGCAAGTACGCCTGGCCTAGCGTGCCCACCGCGAAGGTGGAGTGGATCGGCTCGACAGCAACCACCGGGACCACCAACACCTTCTCAGCACACCAGCCCGGTGACCTGCTGGTGGTAGTGGCGGTTGAAACCGGCGCGGCATCCCGGCCCAGCCTTGCGTCAGGGTTTACCGAGGCCCACGCCAACACTTCCGGCATGTCGATCTGCATTGGCTACCGGATCGCCACGACCAGCAACACCGCCGTTGGGACGTGGGCTAATGCGTCCTACAACACCGCGTATGTTTTCCGCAACGCCAACACCAACACCCCGTTCGGTGGGATCACCAGCATGATCGAAACCAGGGCACTCAGCCCGACGATCACCATGCAAGACACTTCCGGTGATTCGCTGCTGTGCTACGGGTTCGCCAACAACGGCACCAGCGGCTCCTGGGGTGCTGTACCGGACGGCTACATCGCCAAAAACACCATGGCGCGGATGGCGAACCTGCAAAAGATCGTGACCACCTCTGACGGTGAACTCCGGTGGTCAAGCACCGCCGGGACGGTCAACTTCCGTAACTGGGTGTTTGAGGTGCTGCCCGACACCGGGGCCGTCGAGGAAGAACCGCTGTGGCTCTACGACGTGGACATCACCTACAAGGGCGGCAACGTCGTGGACTTCGCGCTCAAGAAGGGACTCAGCGGGTTCGATCCGCTGGATGAAGGCTTCATGTTCCGCTGTACCCAATTCCCGTCCCTGGACGGTTACGTTCCGCGTAACTTCACCAAGACTTTCCCGCAGAGCGCGTACTCCGCGCTGGACTGCACAGTGGAGGACTTGTTCGGCGACGGTACTGCCAACCCGGACTACCTCTACAAGAAGATCGCCTTCCAGGTCAGCCCGAGGTAAGGCTGACATGGGGCGCACAACATTCCGCTGGAACAATCCCGGTTTCTACGCCATTCGTCGCGACCCGAATATTGTTGCGATTCTGGAAGAAATCGGCGAGAACATCCAGGATGAGTGCAACTCTCAGCTCAGACGAGGTGCCGGGTACGAACTCACCTCCCGGCAGGGCGCCAAGAAGCCCTACGGGCGCTGGCATGTGCGGGTCTACACCCAGACATGGGAAGCCATGGAGGAGGACGCCCGCAATCATCTCCTTGACCGGGCGCTAGGGAATGTGACTCTATGAAAATCTGGCTGACCCCGAAACCCGCACTGCTGGCTGCCGTGACCATCCTCGAGGAAGCGTTCGGCGAGTACGCGCAGGTATCCACGAAGCTCCCGGCACGCAACCGCGCTGATCGCTTCGTGCGGGTGTCCCGTTCCGGTGGCACACAGCAGGACCCGGTCACCGACCGCGCACGAATCATCACGGAGTGCTACGCCAAAGACACCGCGCAGGCCGAGATGATGTGCAATACCGCCCGCGCTGCCTATCGCAATGCCTGCTCGACGTTCGTGTTGGACATGTGGGTTCGCTGGTACGGCAATGAAGCCGGGCCCAACGACATCGCCCATCCCGACATCGTGGACTACGAGCGGTGGCAATTCACCGGCGAGCTATGGATCGCCACCAACCGTTCCCCTAACGGAACCCCAAGACCCCGCTGACCGAATCGGCCAGTCGGACAACTGAATAAGCAGTCATAACTGAAGAACAAACTCCTAGGCCGTCCCCAAAAATGCCTTAGGAGGCAATAACTCATGGCCGATTCAACTCAGGTTTGGGCCGCAACCATCCCCGCCGATGGGGCCGCGGTGTTCGCCGCTCCCATCGGCACCACCCTTCCGACCGACGCCACCGGCGACCTGGACCCGGCGTTCGTCGATCTGGGCTGGGTGTCCGAGGACGGCGTGTCCAACAGCATCCAGCGCGACGTCACCAAGCATTATGCCTGGGGCGGCGACGTGGTCAAGACCACGCAGGACCGCTACACCGAGACGCTGAAGTTCGCGCTCTTGGAGACCAGCGAGGCCGTGCTGCAGGTCGTCTACGGCCGCGACGCCGTGACCACCGCCGCCAACGGAGACCTGGCCATCCAGCACTCCAACCTCATGCTGGGCCACCAGAGCTTCGTCATCGAGTTCGTCGACGGCGACAGCGTGGGCCGCCTGGTGATCGAGGACGGCCTCGTCACCGAGCTGGAGGACGTGGTGTACAGCCACAAGGAACTCCTCAAGTACGGCCTGACCGTCGACGTCTACCGCCCGAAGGACGGCAGCGCCGCGGTCAAGCAGTTCATCAGCAAGGGCGCCGGAACCGCTCCGGACCCCATCCCGTCACAGGCTCGCACCGACGCCACCGTGGTCTCCAAGACCGCTGCGGGCGTCAAGACCGCCGAGGCGTAACAAACTCCCCGGCCGGGTGGCGTCATGGGACGGCCTGCCACCCGGCCGGGGCTCCACACCCCACGCAGTACCGCCGTCCCAAACCGTCCCTTAGTAACGCCAGAAAGGCCGCCCAACAATGAAAGCTATTTCTCTCGCAGGCTACGACGACGCACGCACCAAGCTGCCCGTCCAGGTGCCGGTTCGCGGAAAGACCAAGCCGGTCACCGTCAACCTGCCCCGCTTCGACTACATCGACGAGGACACCTTCGACGCCCTCATGGCCGACCTGGAGTTGCTCGACGTTGAGCAGCAGGTGCTGGCTATGGCGAACGAACTCGTCGCGCTGGAGCCCGGTGAGGAGGTCGAGACCGACCCCCTCCTCGACGCCGCCAAGACACAGCTCGAGGGTCTGGGTGTCGAAGTACGCCGCAACATGAAGAAGGGCCAGTCGCACGATGTGTGCGTCGCGCCCACAGAGGCCGTGATCGAGACGCTTACCCCGGTGGCGTCGAAGAAGCCTCAACCACTGCGCAAGCGGTCCCGCAGCATCGCCCTGACGATGCTCAAGCATGTCGTCGAGCCCGACCAGTACACCTGGTTCGAAGACCTGCCGTCAGGCGCGTTGGACGAGTTGCTGACCGCGTGGCGGGACGCGTCCAGCGTGACGCTGGGGGAATCCGAAGCCTCGCCGACGAGCTGAAAAAGCACGGCGGGGCAATCAATTACGACCTGATCCGGGCGGGATACACCCGCTCGGATATAGGTGTCCGCTTAAGTTGGCCGGACTTCAGGGATTTCCTTCATTGGCTGCCGCCTACGGGGGAGTCCGCCTGGTACCGGGCCCGCAAGCCTCATAGCTGGTGGGTCACCCCCGACCTGCAGCTAATGTCCGGGATTCTCTTCGCCCTCGATGGTGCCAACTGGCAGCGCGGTGGCGGTCAGGGCCCCAAGCCCAAGCCCACGAAGTTCCCCGAGGAACCCAAACTCGGCGGGATCGAATCCGCGAACGCTCTCAAAGAGCGCCGCGAACGTCTACGTCAACGAAGGGAGAAGCGTGCCAACGGTTAACGGCGTGGAACTCGCTACCGCCTACATCTCCCTCACGGTCGAGACGGGCAAGCTCAAGACCCAAATCCGCGACACCCTCAAGGATATGGGTCTGCAGTCGGGCAACGGAGGCAAAGAGGCGGGCAGGCAATACTCGGAAGGTTTCGGCAAGGGTGCAGAGCGCGGGAAGAAGAAGGAACAGAAAAAGTCTCTTCCCGACACTAAAGCCGTAGCCGCCGCGGGTGCTGACGCCGGTAAACAGTACGCCTACGCCATGCGCGAGAGCGTCCTGCGATCCCGCCTCGGCAAAGACGCGTTAAAGCAGCTGGGTGGAGCCGACGCGGCGAAAGTGTCGGGTCGGGATTTTGTCAACGCGTTTAGTCGAGCCTCCGTCGCCGGTGGGGGTCGTGCAGGCCGCCGGTTCGCCAGCGCATTCAGTGGTGTGGCGTCCGGACTCATGGGTCAAGCCGGTACCGAAGCAGCCAAGAATCTGAACAGTCGGCTGGTCCCTACCGCTGAGGCTCTGGCTGGAGCAGGCGGACTTGTCGTCGGCAGGACATTTGCCGCCTCACTCAACGCGGGTATCGCTTCGGTGAGCGCGCTTCCTGTGATCGACGCGAAGTTCGCGCAGATGGCGGGCGCGGCGGTAACAGCCTCCGCGGCGAAGATACGTACTAGCGGTGCGGCTTTGGGCCAAGGCATGAGCCAGGCGATCATGAGCACTCTCGGGCTAGCGGTGTCCGCGGGGGAGCGGGTCGGCGACGCCATCAGCGGGTCCATCCGTCGCACCGTCAGAGCGGGGATGGCTTCGCTGGGATTCGGGCTGGGTTACGGAGCTCTAGGTCTCGGCGGCTACACCCTCGCCGCTGGCATGGGTCGCCTGGAGACCATTCAGTCCGCGCAGGTGCAGCTCGAGCTATTCGTCCCTAAGGACGAGGCCGCCAGGATCACCAAAGAAGTTCAGGCTCAGTTCGACGGGACCCCGATCAAGCTTCCGGAAGCCATGCAGGCTGTTCCGAAGGCTGTCGCAGCGGGAATAGTCGGGGAGGACCTGAAGAGCTACTTGGCTGCCATCTCCGACGCCACCCTGGCGACGCAGGGCAAGTCCTCCTTCAATCAGATCGCGGCTAAGTTCGAGCAGATTCGCGGTGCCGGAAAACTCATGGGCACTGAGCTGAAAGAGCTCCGGGACCTCGGCGTGGACATCCGGGGAATCGTCAAGCAGGCGCAGGGCTGGGACGACGCAACCTTCCAGAAAAACTTCGAAGACAAAACGATCACCATCGACACCATCCTCGATTCCATCCGGACGGGACCGTACAACGGACTGACTCAGCGGATTGGGCGCGAGACCATCGCCGGTGCCAAGTCGATGCTGCAGTCCTCTGTACAACGAATCGGTGCCGGTTTCATCGGGGCGATGTTCGCGAATCCGAACGACCCCAAAGACGATCCAGCCACGTCACTGGCAAAACAGATCAGTAGCGTGACCGACAAGCTCAAGGGCGTCGAGAAGTGGATCGAGGAGAACAGGGACGGTATCCGGACCTTCTTCCTGGGCGCTAAAGACGTACTGAAGACCACCGCCGACCTTCTCGGGCGAACACTAAAGTTGCTTGAGGACAACAAGACCGCGGCTACCGCGCTGGTCGGTGCGCTGTCGGGCATGGTCGCACTGTCCATGCTCGCCAAACTGGCCCCCGCATTCAAGCTTCTCAAGGGTGTGCTGAGTGGTGGATACAAGGCCACCGCTGCCGTACTCGGCGGGGCTGGTTGGTTCCTCAAAGCGCCCTACGATGCGAATAAGCGCCGTAGGGACCGTCGTAAATCGAAAGATGACGATGTAGTTGTAGTGGACTCCGGGGATTCCAAAAAGGACAAGAACCGGGGCCGTCGGAAGGTAATCCGCGGGGGCGCTATCGGACTGGCTCTTGCCGGACTGTTCAGTGCCAGCTCGATATTCGGGACCCCGACGGCGAACGCGGACAACGGCGAGAATGAAGCGCCACAGAGCAACACGCGTAAGTGGCTGGACCGAATCGGAATGGCGGGCGGTCTCGCTAGCCTGGCAATGCCGTTCGGACCCGTTGGCATGGCTATCGGCGGTGCCGGTCTCGCCGCCTCTTTGCTCACGCAGCTTCCTGGCGCAGAGTCCTTCATCGACGACATGATCCCTAAGGCGAAGAAAGCCTTCACGACCATCTCCGGAATGGCCAAGCCTATGTGGGAGGCCATTTCCGCACAGGGCTCCAAGCTCTGGGACGGGATGTGGAACGGCGCCAAGAAGCTTTGGGAGAAAGTGACCAGCGGCTTCAAGGGCGCTATCCGTGGCGCTATCAGCTCCGCCGGGGGGATGTTGAGCGGACTCGCCACCACCGCC